TAATGACAGGGTCAAGATTAATGGTGATTTGCAATTAACCACAAAAACACCAGCATCTGCTACTGATACAGGTGTTGCTGGAACTATTTGTTGGGACGCTGATTACATTTATATTTGCACAGCAACCAATACATGGAAGCGAGTTGCAATAAGTACTTGGTAATGGTATACTGATATTCCCCTGCTGTTTCGGCACAGGGTCTACCTACCTATATAGGTGGCTCACAGGTCTTTCATCTCTTCCTGTGGGCCACTTTTCATTTGACAAACATTTTGGTTTATGTTACAATTAATTTACTTGCTTCAGAACCAGGTAATTGTGCCTGGGGGATAAGCGCCTAAGACAGCAGAAGGAGTCAAGGCGGTAGAGTAAAATCTATCAGAATTGAAGATAATCTGGCACTGATTGGTAATCAGCAGACTTCAAGGAAAGTTACTGGCAAGGGTTAATTTAAATATTAATCTCGTTACCTACCTGATTTGTATCTAACCAAGGGGGAATTAGATTAATAACAATAATATATAGTTTATAACAAATCGTTATAGAAAGGTAGAAATGAAAAACATAAGAACTAAAGGAAATAAATTTTCTGGTATTAAAGTAAAAGAACAAATACCAGTATTTCCAGTAACAGTAACATATACAGAACCTACGGCTACCTCTATGCCAAAAAGGGTTAGCAAATATAGAAGGTCAGTAAATAAAAAAGGTAAGAAATCTAAATCAGGTTTCTATTGGTCTGAAAAGCATAATAAATGGATAGAGTTATTGTAAGGTTATGGTACAATAGGATAGTAGGTATGAAAAGGAGATGAATATGCCTAAAGATATAAGAACAGAAGAACAACGAGTCCAAGATGCATTGGATCAGATAAGAGAGTTAGCAAATGGGAACAAAAAATAAAACCTGTGCTTTCTGTAATCAAAAACTCTCTATAACGAAATATTATAAATCATCCAGAAGTAAGGATGGCTATGACTATTACTGCAAAGAATGTAGAAAAGCAGGGTCATTAAAGAGCCACAGAGGTGGTAAGCGTAAGCCTTTATGTACCCTTGAGGGTTGTGAGACACCTAATTATGCTGGCGGTATGTGTAAGATGCATTATGAGCGTAATAGAAGGACTGGCTCACCTTCTCTGAAGAATTATGGGCGGGATTCATACAATGGCCAACCATATGACAAAGTAAGAGAACTACATTTAAAGCGTAGATTCCATATTACTATGGATGAATATAAAGATATGGCTAAAAATGGTTGTGAGATTTGTGGAAGATTGGAATTACCCCACAAAAAACTACATGTAGACCATGACCATGCATGTTGTCCAGTACCAAGATATCCTGATGGTGGCACAAAATATCATAATACTTGTGGAGAATGCATTAGAGGTGTCCTTTGTGATAGGTGCAACGGAAATGTTGGCCTATTTGAGAAGGGTAAATTAAGAGATGACTATCCTGATAGAGACAAGATAATTACCTATGTCGCTAAATACAATCAGGTGATTTCTGATAGAATGATACAAAATGGGAAAATCAAAGAATCCAGGAGTAGGTAAGGGTAATGGAGAAGCCAATAAGGACAATCCAACTTACTATCTCAGAAAATACAAGACAACACAGAGACCAGTTCCGTGTGAAAGGTGTGGACAAAATGCATATTACAAACACCCTGAATGGGGCTATGTCTGTGCTCCACACCTATTAGACTTGGTGTCTATATATGAGGCTAAGTTTGACTGGAACGAATATAAGGAGATGTGGGATAGATGCGAACAACTTCTCAGACGCCCAGCCAAGCAGAAACCATTTACTACTGTGAAGAACATGGATGCTCAGTTGGAGACAAGACCTGCCAAGAAAGCGAGGGAATAGGATGGGTAGAATTCTCAAGGGGATAGTAACAATACTAATCCTAAAGAGAAAGATCAGGAGGCTTAAGCGTGGGAAGAAAGAATCCCTATAGCGATCCTGTATATAGGAGGAATAGGAAGACAGTCCTTGAGGCTTCAGCCTATACCTGCCACTATTGCAAGGGACCAGCAAATACAGCAGATCACATTATTCCTGTCAGTTTTGGCGGGGGACATGAAATAGACAATCTATTACCATGCTGTAAATCATGTAATAGCACAAGACAGAATAAGACAATGGTTAGATTAAAGTATTGGAATAGGAAATATGGATAAGATCAAGGATATATGCGAGTTTATCTGGTTTGGTATAAAAGATATGGTTTATGACCTGATAGGGTCTGTAATAGGCTATATAGGGGCTATATGGGGCTAATAGGAGACAGGGTTAGATGGTTTGGTATAGATAAATCTACCGCCTCTCAAACCATTTGTCAAATTATCAAAAAATATTATCAAACCAGGATATGGGGTATATGGGGGTATAGGAGGTATATAGGTATATATGGTTTTGGAGTATCTTCTGTATACCGCCGCATATTGCGCCCATCTCAAATAATGAGACAGGGGTGGGGGGCGCAAAATGGCGGGGGATATAAAGAGATACCAAATATCCCTATTGGTATATATAGAACATATGAGGCATATATGGTTTGATGGTTTGAAAATATAATTCAAATAAAGGTTTGATGGTTTTTTTTATTTGAATGCGGCACCCCGCTAATACTCTACCCAAACCATATAATATAAATTAGTGAAAAAGGAGAAATATGAGAACAGGATTTAATACAGGACCAAAAGGGGTAAGGGAGATATCCACAATACACCCTCCATTGGATTTAGATCAAACATTAGAACAAGCAATAAGAAATAGCATCGCATCAGCCACATGGCTGGAGGCATCAGACCAAGGAGCAGCAACAGAGGCAGTCCTATTGGCTAAAACGATGGATGAATTTCCAAACCATAGACATAAGATTGCTCCAATCCTTATTGGCCTATTAGCAAACCTTGGTTTGTTGAATAATAGGAAGCAGGCAGACATGACTCCTGCAGAAATGTTGGCTGCAATAGCAAATGGCTAATTGGCTACCTACTCATTACACACAGCCACTATCTGCAGACTTTGTTTCTGATGGTGATAAATTAATCAATATTAGTCAAGCATTATGGAGATTGCCTGAAAAGAATGACGAAATATTGAAATTAACTGAATGGCAGAAATGGTTAATCAGATCTGTCCTGGAAAGGTATCCAGATGACTATCCTGACTCTGCTAAGGCAGGTAGGCTGCGTTATAAGCAGGTAGTGATATCTATGCCCAGGAAGAACGGAAAGAGCCTTATAGGGGCCTTATTTGCCCTTTATGGGATGCTTCTCCATGAGCCAGCACCTGAAGTTATCTCAGTTGCAGCATCCGCAGACCAGGCAAAAATCGTCTATAGACGCCTAAAACATCAAGTAGATTCAAGTGAATTATTAGGACATTTCTTTGCAAGATCTACAGAACATCGTGGATTATGGACAAAAGACGAGCAAGGCATATACAAAGTCATTGCAGCGCAAGCAGCAACCGCCCAGGGACTCCATCCAAGCATGGTTATCTTTGATGAATTGCATGTTGCCAAGTCTGATGTGTGGACTGCGATGGCTTTAGGTTCTGCAACTCGTCCTGATGGCATGATTCTTGGAATTACAACTGCTGGAGACGATACTTCTGAGTTATTGAAGAATCTTTATGAGAATGGGGCCAAGGCAATTGATGGAAATCCTGAAATGGAGAGATTTGGCTTCTTCTGTTGGGAATCTCCAAAGGGATGTGACCTAAATGATGAAGAAGCAGTCAGAATGGCAAATCCACAACTTGCATCTGGTATTTTGTCATGGGAATCTGTCAAAAATGAATTGGCAACCATGCCTGAGCCTGATGCCCGCAGATATCGCCTAAATCAATTCGTATCCAGTATGAATGCTTGGCTTCCTGTGGGAATGTGGCAGCAACAGCCAGAAGGCAGACCAGAAAACCCTGAAGTCTTTGCGATTGAGCGAACTCCAGGCTGGGAAAATGCTTCTATCGTTACCGCCCAGTTAAAATCAGATGGAAAGATAGCCACAGAGTTGGTTGCATCATTTAATAATACAAATATAGATGCCATGATTGAAGCCTGTGTCAAATTGGCTAAATATGGCAAAACATTTGTGATGGATGGAAATGTATTGGCTGATCTTGGCTCTGCTCTAAAGCAGAAAGGTCTGAGGGTACAAATAACATCAAATAAAGATTTGATATCAGCGTCAAACAACATGTATCGTAGAATTATGCGTAAGGAATTAATTCATCCTCGTGATGAGATAGTTTCACTGCAAATTCAAAGAGCAGTACGCAAAAATAGCGGAGATTCATGGCGAATTGCCCGCAGAGATAGCGGAACTGAAATTGATGCAGCAGTAGCAACAGTTTTGGCAGTCTGGTTTGTGGAAACACAACAGAAACCTCAACAAATGGTATTTTAAGGAGTGCAAATGGGATTTATAGATAATATTGTAAGCAGACTTGGCTATGAGGTCAATGTAATTGAACCATTTGTTCCTGCAACAGAAAATCGTGCAATGACTGCACCAACAAGAGAGGCGGTAGTTGTGTCTGAAACTACTGCATTAAATCTTGTTGCAGTAAGCAGAGCAATTTCCGTTTTGGAAACTGCAATTATGCATATTCCAGTAGAAGTTTATAGAGGAAATGAAAAGTTACCAGTGCCTGCTTGGCTTGAAACACCAGACATTGAAAACAATGTTTCTCAATCAGAATGGCTTGGAACAACTCTTAATCACATGGCTATCTTTGGAAATGCTTACTGGTTAGTCAAGCGGGGAGCAAGAGGCGTAGCAAATGTAACAAATATTCATCCAACAGATATAACAATCCTGGAAGATGAAAAAGGAAAGATTTATTATCAAATTGGTGGAAAGAATTACACAAAAAATGACATTGTTCATCTCAAATTGTGGACAAGCCCATCAACAAATAAATTAACAGGTGAAGGACCATTACAGAGACATAAATCTCTTATTCGTTCCGCTTTGGATCTTCACAATTATGCTGATAACTGGTTTAGAACAGCAGCAGTGCCAACAGGCACATTATCAACAACAGAATTTCTTTCTGAAGATGTAGCAAAGCAAAATAAAGATGCTTTCATTTCATCGCAGCAAGAAAGAAGTATTGCTGTGTTGTCATCAGGACTAAAATATGAATCTGTCGCATTAAATCCTGAACAAGCACAGTTCTTAGAAAACCAAAAATACATCAATCGTCAGATTGCATTAATGTTTGGTGTTCCGCCAATGTATCTTGCTATGGGCATTGAAGGCCAAGGCATGACATATTTAAATGGAAACGAAGACAGAACAAGATTGTTTGATGATGGATTACAACAATATATTGTAAGAATTCAGCAAGCAATTACGGATCTATTGCCAAGGGGACAAAAGGCTGAGTTTAATTTAACTGAGTTCCTTCGCCCAAATCAATTGGCAAGATTCAATTCTTATGCTGTAGGTTTAACAAATGGATTCCTATCAATTGACGAAGTTCGTGAACTTGAGGGATTGCCACCTACACAACCTATGGCTTAAAATGGAGTAATGGAAATGGATAATTTAATCACACGCTCGTTTGAAATACGAGCAACAGACACAGAGAAGCGTGAAGTTTCTGGTGTGGCTGTTCCATTCAATGACACAATTGACATTGGCGGAGGTTGGTCAGAGCGTTTTGAAAAGGGCGCTGTTGATCTAAACGCAGATGTTAAATTGTTTAGAGACCACAAAGAAATAATTGGACGAGTAACACAAATGGAAGAATCTGATGAAGGTCTTCTTATTCGTGCCAAGATTTCTGAGACGGTACTTGGAAATGAAACTCTTAATCTTGTAAAAGATGGAGCAATAAGATCATTCTCTGTTGGATTTATTCCAGTAGTTGATGAAAAAAAAGAAAACACAATCGTTCGTAAGAAAGTGGACCTCAAGGAAGTTTCCTTAGTGGCTTTCCCTGCTTACGAGAATGCTTCTGTAACAGAAGTTAGAGAAGAAGTCAAGGAGGAAATAATGACTGAAAACACAGATTACTCTGCAGAAATTGCAGAAGTTCGTAATCACGCAGAAGAATTAGAGCGTAGACTTGATGTTCTTGCTACAACTTCTGTCGCAACACCTGCAACACCTCAGTTCCGTTCATATGGTGACTGGGTAAAGGCAGTAGCAGCAAACAATGAAGATGCTATTGACCTACACAAGCGCTTTACTGGCGCAGATTCAAGCGAATCAATCATGAAGAACGCATGGGTTTCTGATACTGTCCGTATCCTAAACGCAGGTCGTCCAACATTTAATGTTCTTTCATCTGCAGCACTACCTGCTGATGGTATGAATGTTGAGTATCCAAAGGTTGATACAAATACTCTCGCAGTTGGAGAGCAAGCAGCAGAAGGCGATGTACTTTCATACGGTAAGTTGACTCTTACATCTGCAACTGCTCCAATCAAGACCTACGGTGGATATACAGATATGTCCCGTCAGGTTGTAGAGCGTTCAAGCATTGCTTATGTTGACACTGCATTCCGTGCAATGGTTGCTAAGTATGCTTCTGCAACAAATGCTGCTGCTCGTGCTGCAGTTATCGCTGCTTCTGTTGATTTCAACACAGCAACAATCGCATCTTGGGATGCTGACGAAGTAATTGGCGCACTTGCAAAGGCTGCTGCTGATGTAAATAACAACGCAGGATATGCACTTGAGGCAATTCTTGTTTCAAGCGATGTATTCCAGGATCTTGCAAAGGTTGTAGACCAGGCTGGTCGTCCAATTCTTGCTAATGCTGGTGCAACTGTAAACACATTTGGTTCAATCAACCCAGTAGGTTTGACTGGAACAATTCTTGGTCTACCAATCGTAATGGATCCATCACTTGCTGCTGATTCATTCTATGTTGGTAACTCTGCAGCACTCGTAACTTACGAATCTGCTGGTGCACCATTCCGTCTAAATGACGAAGATATCACAGCACTTACAAACTCATTCTCTGTCTACGGATACTTGGGCATTGCTGCTCCAGAGCCAAAGGCAATGACTAAGGTCACTGTACCTGCTTAATAAAGGAGATTAGATTATGGACTGGACTGATTTGAAAGCATATGTAGGTGCATCTGCAAATGATGATGCCTATGTTGAAGAATGCTGGGACACAGCAAAGGAATTAGTTGCTTCGTATATTCAAAGCAGCAAAGTTCCTGTAGGTGTTCTCAAGCGTTGCTACATTGAAGTAGGATCAGAACTGTTCCAGCGTCGCAACGCACCAGCAGGCGTGGCTCAATATGCAACTTATGATGGGGCACCCCTGAATACTGCACGAGACCCGCTTGTTGGTGTGTATCCTTTGCTTAACCGTTATGTTGTGAGGTTTGCATGAACTTAGCGGAGGTAAGGTCTGAACTTGAGAGTGCCATAATTCTTGGCGGTATTTCTAAAGTTTATAAATATGTACCAGAAAGACCAAATCCATTATGTGCAATTATGGAACCTGATACAGAATTTATTACAGTATATGAGAATCAATATGATGCTGATTATGCATCTAATTGGAAGGTTTTAATCCTTGTTCCATATGCAACTAATGAGACTGAAACAGAAAATCTTGATGATACTTTAGAAACCCTTATTCCAGCAATGTGGGAATACACAACAGCAAACAAATTAACAGTAGATAAACCATTTATACAAGAAGTAAATGGCGCAAGATTTCTTGCAACAAATATAAACATTTCAATTGATATTGAAGGAGGAAACTAACATGGCACGAATTAAAGGTAAGTCTATCGTGTTTGAAGTTGATGGTACAGAATATGCAGGTGGAGTAAGCAATGTAACTTTCTCATCTGCAGTAAATACCCTTGGCTTTGGAAACTACGAAGACTCTCTTGATTTCACATGCGCTGTAACTGGATTCCAGGATACAGCAGCAGCATCATTCCACTCATTCTTGTGGGATAACGCAGGCGTAACTGTAGCAATTACATACGCACCACACGGAAACGCAGTAGCAACTGCAGCACAACCACACTTCACAGCAACTGGTTATGCAGAAGTTGTTCCAGCACTTGGTGGAGCAGCAGGTGAGTTCTTCACCTATGATTTAAACTTCATTCTTGACGGCAAGCCAACAAGAGTAGAGTCCTAATTAGGTTGCTATGGCAGTAGTAATAAAAGGTTTGGTTGAAGCCCAAACTGCAATCAGAAGATTCGCAGAAGAAGCAACTAAACTGGAGAATACAAACAGAGACTTAGGTCAAAAGATTGCTTCTCGTGCTACTGCCTTAGCGCCAAGACTAACTGGACAACTTGCAGGTTCCATTGGATATGACGAAATAGAAGGTGGAGTTCAAGTTTATGCAGGTAGTCAAACAGTTCCTTATGCAGGAGTAACTGAGTATGGATGGCCACAAAGGGGCAGGGCAGCAAAACCATTCTTAATGCCTGCAGCAAGGGAATACACTGGACAAATAGTTCAGATATATGAAAATGGAATACAGCAGTTAATAGGTAAATATAACTTACAGTAATGGAGGCAGAAATGCAAAACGATTTAATGGATACACTCAAGTGGTCAGAATTGGCTGCTATTGAAGAATATTTAGATACCCCCATGGATCAATGGGAACATGCATCATCAAAAGCAAAATTAGCCTTTGCAATGCAATATATGATGGCTAAGCGAAACAACCCAGGGCTTACAATAGAGCAAGCAGAAACTATGACTATCAAGGAATTGACAGACATGGCTGGAGTAGAAGTATCACTCCCAAAAGAGGGTACTTCAGTCTAACCACAATGGCCAAATTCTGTTTAAGTACAGGATTTGAACCAAATGTATTTTGGGATTTGACTTACTCAGAATACTTAGCGATTGTGGAGGAACTTAACAGGAGGAATGCTTAGTGGCACAAAGAATTACGGTTGATATTGTTGCAGAAACGGCTCAACTTCGTGCAGGACTTGAACAAGCAAACCAACAGTTAAGTGGTTTACAGGCTGGAGTCAGCAAGATAAATCAAGTCACCTCCGCAGTCGCTGGTATTGGTGTGGCTGCTGCTGGACTTAGCAAGGCAACTGGATTTATTACTCAGGCTGCAGATGCAGCATCAGATCTTCAAGAAACAACATCTAAGGTTGGTCAAATCTTTGGAGATGCTGCTGATGAGGTTTTAAAGTTCTCTGAAGGCACAGCAAAATCAATTGGTCAGTCCTCTCAGCAGGCATTAGACGCTGCAGCAAACTTTGGTATTTTTGGTAAGGCTGCAGGGTTAACAGGAAAAGATCTGGCAGACTTCTCAACCGATTTTACGGTACTTGCATCTGACTTGGCATCTTTTAACAACACCTCGCCACAAGACGCTATAAATGCCCTTGGAGCCGCTTTAAGAGGTGAATCTGAGCCACTGCGTAGATATGGTGTGCTTTTAAATGAAGATGCCCTTAAGGCTGCAGCATTAAGTTTAGGTTTAACCAAAGCAAATGTAAATGTAAACAAAGTTGCATTAGCACAAGCAAAGGCACAGAAGGCTGCAAAAGCCTATGCTGATGCTGTTGGAAAGGCTGGAGAAAATTCAGCAGAAGCAGCAGAAAAGCAAGCATTGCTACAAAAAGCACAAGATGACTTGCAAAAAGCAACAAGCGGTATGAATGAAAAACTTACCCTATCACAAAAGATCCTTGCTGCTCAATCATTAATTTATGAACAAACCACAGACGCTCAGGGTGACTTTGCAAGAACATCAGATGGTTTGGCTAACTCACAAAGAATTCTTGCAGCCACCCAAGCAGATTTAAATACAAATCTTGGACAAACATTCTTGCCAATTATGCAGCAAGTAACCAAAATTGTTCAAGTTGCTGTTGATATTTTCACAGCATTGCCAGGACCAATTCAAACATTAGTTGTAGGCTTTGGACTTCTTGTTGCAACAATTGGACCACTTATTATTCTTATCAACTCAGTAAAGACTGCTCTTGTTGCGTTAGAAGTGGCCAAATTAGCATCTGCTGCTGCTGCGGGTATAGCAACAGGAGCCACAACATTATTAAGTGCTGCTTTAACTGCCCTGCCAATTATTGCAGTTATTGCATTAATAGTTTTATTAGTTAAGAACTGGGACACAGTTACAGAAGTTGTAGACAAAGTTTGGGAAAAGATTAAAGACTTTGGTGAATGGATCTGGCCATTTATTAAAGGTGCATTTGATAAAGTTATTAATACAGTAAAAGAGACATGGGATTCTATTTATAATAAGATTAAGGATGTTGCGGAAGCAGTTATTAATTGGCTTACAGAAAATTGGCCTAAGATTTTGGCGGTACTTACAGGACCATTTGGACTATTAATTGCATTCTTAGTAACTCATAAAGAAGAAGTAGTTAATAAGATTAAAGAAATTTGGGAAAAAGTTAAAGAAATAGCGACTACAGTTGTTACAGCATATAAAGATGCTGTCCTTGGAATATTTAATACTCTAAAAGAAAAGATAACAGAAAATCTTGCAAGCATCGCTGCCATTGGTGAGATTATTTGGACTAACATAAAAGAAAAAGCAGTTGAGATTGTCACATCAATTCTTACTACTCTTGGAGAACTTTGGGATAGCATTGCAAGTCTTGTAGTAAAAATTGTTACAGGAATGAAAGATTCAATTGTTGCGGTATGGAATAAATTAAGAGATGTAACAACAAATGTATTTAATGGAATTAAAGAAAAGGCATCAGAAATTTGGGCCAACATTAAGGATTACATCATTGGTGTAGTTAAAAATGTGCTTGAAAGATTCTCAACTGTTCGTTCACAAATGATTGAAGTTGGTAAGGATATTGCCAGAGGTATTATTGATGGTCTTCTAAATATTAGAGGATGGTTCGTAGATAAACTTACTCAATGGGTTAATGACAATATCCCCGCAGTTATTCGTAAAGTATTGCAAATATCATCGCCATCAAAGGTTATGGCTGAGATTGGAAGCAATATGGTGCAGGGACTTAATCAAGGATTAAACACAGTAAGTCCTTCTTCTATTCCATCATCAACTAAGGCATCATCACCAGTAAATATTACAATAAATGCAGGACTTGGAACAGATCCAGTTTCTTTAGGCAGAGAAGTGCAAAAGGCACTTAGAACTTATGGGAAATACAATATAGTATGAGAATAAGTGAAACAGTAACAGTAGAGATTAAAGATAACGGAACCTGGGAAGATTACTCAGAGGGAATTCTTGGCGTATCAGTTTTGCGTGGGGTTTTAGGTTATGAAGCACTTTGGGAAACTCCAGAGGCTGGTGTATTAACAATAACAACCAGAAATCCAAATGTAGATCCATATGTAAATCCTGCAGTAAGAATGGGTAGAGAGATTAGAGTTAAGGCAAACTCTAATGTTTTATTTACAGGCAGATTAACTGATATAAATGTTGATTATCAACCAAAGGGTGATCCACAGATAACTACTCTAATTGCCGTTGACATGATCGGTCAAATGTCTCTACATGCATTAAGCGATGGCTTTACAGAACAACTTGGTAGTTCCATGGATATATTTGCAATGTTTCAAGAATTAAATGGAGAAATTGTTGGCTGGAGCAATCCTTTTAGAGAAAGCGGATTTTTGTGGCCAGGTAATGCTTCTGGAGTTACTGCATCAGGCTCAACCGCATTGTCAGTTGCAAAAATATTGGCGCAAACAGCAATTCAATTTTTCTATGCAGATAGAAATAATGATGTTTATTTATATAATAGAATTAACAAAAAACAAAATGAAGAATCAAAGATTCAATTTGATTCAAGGGGTGGAGCAACATCTTATAGAGAAATAGAATTAACAGATAATTTTGAAGTATTAACAAATCAGTTGTCAATAAGAAATCAAGGATATAACACAAATGTAATTCCTTTATACACAAATTCATATTCTGTTGGAGAATGGGGACAGTCAAAGAAAGATTTTAGAGTTCAGATTAGTGGATTGCCAGCAAGTCAAATAGACATTACTGATGATATTAGAGACGCAATATTTGCGGACTCAGTTCATCCATCAAGAGAAATATATTCAATAACTTGGGATGCTTCTTTAGAACCTGATTTAGCATCAGAAATAGATATCTTAGATAATGTTTTTATATATCATCAAGTTGATCCAGAAGATATTGCAAGAAAGTACGGAGTAATTGGAATTGAACACGAAATTACAGATGATGATTGGCAAGTTAAATATTATTTAAAGAATCACTTTGTTTATGACACAAACTTTCCTGTGCCAGTAGTAACTTCAGATCATCCCCTTGGCGGTACAATTAATGATGACATTACATTAAGCATTTCAAATATAGATGATATAGAGACAACAAGTGCAACATATGCATGGAAATATGCAGCAGGAACAACAGGAAATACTGTTGGCTCTACATTTTCTACTGCTGAAAGTCCAGTACTGGATTATGCTCTTGCAAATGTTGGAATAAAATATATTACTTGTACAGTCACAGATTCTTATGGCTTTGTTAAAACAAGCGCCCCATATGTATTAGAAATTTTTGGTGCAGCACCTACAGCAGTAACAACTTCTTATACTATAAATCCTAACGATACTGCAATTTACACATTTACTGCTACAACTACTGAAGCAACATCTTATACATTCCATTGGGGCGATGGTACAACATACACAACAACTAATAATCTTGCTACACATAGGTATGATACAGAAGGTACAAGAGATGTTTATGTAGTTGCAAGCAATGCTTATGGAAGCACTACAAGCCCTACTACAACTATTGATGTTGAGTTTTTGCCATTTCCAACAGCAGAAGTTGGAACATTCCCATTAAGATATGTTGTTATATCTCATCCTGCACAAAATATGGCAGGTCCTTCAACAATTACTCCTGGCTTTGGAAGATTGCAATTAAATACATCAAATGCACCAGCAGGAAGTCCATCAACAGATCCACAGGTAAATCGTTCATTAATTGGTTCTTGGGAAATAAATAAAAATTATGAACCATATTCAACAGTTACTGGAAATAATCAATATGTTGTAGGTAATCCAGCAAAGATAAATCTTCAGTCTCAACCAGAATGGACTGACTGGTGCTATTTTACAATGCCATTCTCAGGAACATTTTCTTTTAGTACTGTTTTTGATATGGGTGCTACATTTTATGATATTAAAGATATAAGACTTACTTTTAAGAATTTAAATACAACTTCAAGTATTGGAAATACAACATTTAATGTTTGGATAACAGATAACATTGAAGATGTTTTTGATTTTAATACATCAAACTTTTGGAAAATAGGAACATTATCATCAGGCACAATACCAGCAAATGGTACTGTTCAGGCATCAATTGTTCCATTATCTTATATTTCATTGCCTTTAGATGCTGAACCATTCCCTAACTTTACATATACTGTTGGAAATAGCAGTGAAAATATTACTGGAGACAAATATACATTCTCAACTGATGACTTCTTAACTTCAGCATATCTTTGGAATTTTGGAGACGGTAATACATCAACATTACAAAACCCAGTACACATTTATACAACAAGCGGTAGCAAAACAGTTACATTAACAAAATATGATGAATATGGAAATCCACACTCATCTTCTCAAACATTTACTGTAAATAGAGTTGCTGATCAAATAGGAACATTCCCAGTAAGATATATCAAATTAAAGCAAAATCCATTTACATCAAGTGGAACCACTGTTGCTTCACAACAATTTTCTCCTATGATTGGTGGCTTATTTGCAAAAACATCAGCAACAAATCTTGATAGAATATTTAATAAAAATGCAACATCTTATACTCAATTACCTTCTTCTATACCAATTAAATGGATGGATAGAAGAAGCACAGACATAGAAGTTATCCCAACAGCAAGTTCTCCATCTTTAGGTTCACTAAATGGAATTGCAGTTTTTCCACGCAATTCATTAACAGTAGGATATAGCCAAACTTCGTGGGATGCATCTGGACTTTATCCAATGCGAACAAATATTGGTGATAGTGGAACAACAGAATGGGAAATGGTATTTGATTTAACTACTCCTCGCTATGATATTTATAGTATTGGATTTAGAGTAAATAGGTCAAACTTGTTAGGTCAAACATCAACAAATGCAAAACCATCTTATGAAATTTATTTTTCATCAGATAATATTAATTGGATTAAAGTAGCAAACGCTACTGTTCCATCAACAATGTCAAACTCAGGAACTAATGGATGGTATTCAGTAAACATCAATACTGTTTCAGGAGTAAATTTGCCATTAGATATATAGAATTCCATAACTGCCTCATGGAATAGCAAACCCACCCAAGTGTTTAACAATATAGGGTGGGTTTGTTTTAATTAATCTTTGATTTCTTCAATTACCGCTTCAACAATTTCAGCAACTACCTCAACCTGGGTTTCAGGTTCAGCAACTACTTCTGCTTTCTTTTCCTTAACTTTAGGACG